TCCGTTATGTTGTAATAAGCTTTGGCTAATTCCATAGTTTCAAAGTATTGCCAATCGTATAGGGGTAATGTATATTGATCCATACTGTCAAGTGATAGGTACTCACCAGACGGAAATTGTACTGTAGGACCATAATGAAGTTGACCATCAATTAATTTATAAAACATATATTATCCTTAACCAGTTACTGTCCAGTTTTTAAGTACTGCTTGACTAACATTCAAGTTTCTAAATGTATAACTATTGCTAGTAAACGCGGCATTACTTGGGTTACTTACTAAAATATTAACATTTGCATTAACAGTATTGATATAAGTAGAAAATATTACGTTACCAGATAAAGTAGTACCAATTAACGTTACAGCTCCTCCACCATTACTACTTGAGATTTGAAAAGCATTAGCTGCTGCTACACCGCTATTTACAACATAATATGGTAGATATTGAGCATATCCTGATACAGTTCCTGGAGGAGTAGCAATACTTAATGGCATTCCATTTGCTGGAGCCTGTCCAGTAGTAAGAACAATTACACTATTTGCACCATTTAACGTACAAGCTCTGTTTCCTATACCAAATCCATTGCCAACAGTCATAATCATACCTGTCGCTAAACCTACTGTATTAGCCATTGTAATAACATTACTATTTGCGCTTGCGGTGCCTGTAAATGTTTTTGGCGTATCTGCTCCAGGACAACTTGTAATAGTAATTGTTTGAGATGTAGCATTTATTGCTAATGTATTAGTAAAAACTTCTTGTAATGCAAGTTGAGTCATATTTGTACTTGCAATACTTGTACTAATACTAAGATTAGTTGATTGAATTCTACTTAAACTATTTGCATTGGTAAACATATTAGTTGTAGAATTAACATTACTTAAATTTAATGCAGGAATACCATTTAAGCTAGAACAACTTTGAAACATAGTTGCAATATTGGTTACATTACCAGTATTAAATGCAGGTATAGTAGGTAAAGTAGTACAACCATTAAACATATTATTTGTATTAGCTACATTTCCAGTATCCCAACTGCTCCATGTACTAGATGAAGAAAAACTTTGTGCAGTATTAAACATACTGGTCATATTTGTAACTTTACTAGTATTTGTAAATTGAACATCTTGTAAAGATTGTGCAGTATTAAACATACTGGTCATGTTAGTTACATTACTGGTGTTAAATGCAGGACAAATTACTAATGATTTACAACTAGCAAACATACTGGTCATGTTAGTTACATTAATAGTATTAAGTGTGGGTACAGATGACAAACTATAACAAGTATTAAACATAGCACTCATAGTAGTTACTGATTGTGTATTAAAAGTTGGTATTGTAACTAAACTATAACAACCATTAAACATATTAGACATATCAGTTACTGATTGTGTATTAAATAATGGTAATGCTACTAAAGCAGAACAACTTTGAAAAGCAGCATTTGTAGTAAGTAATGAACTTGAAGTAGTAAATTGCCCTACACTCGTTAAACGATAACAGTTTTGAAACATAGTTGCAAAAGTAGTACAGACTGGTAAATTAAAACCAGGTACACTTGTTAAACTATAACAGTTTTGAAACATACTTGATGTGTTAGTAACTAATATAGTATTAAATAATGGTACAGTAACTAAACTTTCACATCCAGTAAACATACTATTCATAGTTGTAACTGATGCAGTATTAAATAATGGCACACTTTTTAATGAATAGCAATTTTGAAACATACTATCCATAAGATTAAAAGCAAAACTATATCTTGGTACGCTAATTAAAGTATTGCAACCACTAAACATTGAAGTAGCTGTAACATTTGAAGTGCCATTTAATAATGGAGCTTCTTTTAATGAAGAGCAATTCAAAAACATAGAACTAGTAGTATTTACAATTATACCAGAAAGTGCGGCAGTAGTAACAGTTTCTAAACTATAACAGTTTTGAAACATATTTGAAGCATTTGCTGAATTAGTAAATGTGGGAAATGTAGGGCAAATTTTCAAATTTACACATTGTAAAAACATATTTTGAAAATTTGGTGTTGATACATTGGGTAAATTTAATGTTGGCACACTTTGCAAAGCAAAACATTGTGCAAATAAACTATTACCTAGTATAGTACTTCCGCTCCAAATTTGTACTTGTTGCAACATACCTAAACCTACAGTTAAAGTAATTGCACCTAAACTTAATGTAGTTAAATAAGGACTACCTAAACTAATATCTAACCATTTTGCATTAACATATGTTGCTAATGGCTGAAAAGGCGCAGAAATAGTTGCTTTAACTTGTAAATTTATACCTGTTAAATTACCAGTGTCAGGTGTAGCAGTTACAACTGCAGCTTTATAACCCTCACTTAATACTGATCCACTATATGTAGAATAATTATATTGGTGTTGAACAGAAGTTCCACTGGCAATACCTGTAACAGTTGTACCATCTCCCCAGTTAACGCTATATGTACCTGAGCTTGTTGTTAAGGTTAATGCAACATAATTATCATTATCATTGGTAATTGCAATTAAACCTGCAAATTCTTGACTTGTATTTGTTAATGTAGGTAGTGCAGGCCAATCACTTGGGCGAGTCCATGCACTTGAAACATAATTATAAATTGGGGGTTGAGCATTAGGAATATCTCTTTGATTATTATATAAACCTACGCCATCACCTGCGATAATACTGCGAATACTCATTAAGTTAACTCCGAACCAAATAAACTAAATGACACATTAGCTGTACCAGCATAACATGTAATCACATCTGTGTTTGCCAAACTTACACCAATTGTCAAAAACAATGTATCATTTGCGCTTACTGGAGCACCATATACAATATATTGACTTGCAGTTAATGTAGCGCCAGCTGGTCTAACTGCTACATTCACTGTTGTACTTACACCTTGATTGCAAATTGCTAATGTACTACATACTGCACCATTTGCAGTTGCATTTGTATATAATGTTGTGTTTGTAGTAGCTGCTGGATTAGCTTGAGCTAAAACTTTATAATTCGTTGCCATAAATATTCCTTATATTGTATTTATTTACATTCCACCAAGCAAGAAACTTGGCGTAAAATCTGTGGTACTTGAACCACCGGCTGCAGTTGCCCAACTTAAATTACCAGTACCATCTGTTTGCAAATATTGATTAGCACTACCACCGGTAATTTTAACTTTTGCATTTGATCCTAAATTCGTATTACCAGTTGGGGTTATATTAACATTACCTGTACTACTTATTACAAAAGCATTTGACCCACTAGCAAAACTTAATGTACCTATATAAGTTCCAATTCCAACACCATGAAAATTCAAATTAGTTTCACTTGTGCTTGCACCAGAATATAAATCTACATTGGCTGTACCAGTTGTTGAAGAACCACCTGTAGTAATTGATACGCCTGCATTACCAGTTACTATTGATACACCATAACTATTTGTGTAAAGATTTGATGAACTAGAATTATTAGGGGTTAATACAATATTAGCTGTACTTGTAATTTGTAATCCAGGTTGAGCAGCAGAAGCATTATATGTTAATGTACTATTACCTGCAGAATTTAATAAATTAAAAGAACCATATGTATTAATATTAGTTCCTGTAATAATAGTGTTACTACTAGTAGCATTTATAGTTAATGCACCAGTTGTTTTATTAAATGTTAGATTTGCATTGCCACCAAAACTTCCACCATCGTTAAACTGTACTTGAGTATTACTTCCGCCTGGAGTACCACCGCCTCCACCTCCGCCGGCAGCCCAACTTAAATTACCTGTACCATCTGTTTGTAAATAATACCCACTTGTACCACCTGTAATCTTTACATTACCTACTGCACCTAAACTTACATTGCTTGCACTTGTAAAATTAACTATACCATTACTAGTTAAATTACCTGTTGATTCATTACCTGATGTAATGTTGCCAGTTACACTTAAACTTGTAAGAGTACCTACGCTTGTAATATTAGGTTGTGCATTTGTATATACAGTACCTGCAATTAATGCGTTACCAACTTGACCAATTACATTTGCACCTGCTACGGATACATTACGCACACTAGTAAAAATTTTACCAACGCTTGGATTACTATATGTTACGAAACCAACACGAACAATAACATTGCTTGATCCATTGTTGATAACAGGGGGTGTATTTGCAAACCCTCCGGCAGTTGTTGCACTCAAATACAATGTATCACCAGCAGTATAACTACTTGTATTCAAGTTTGTAACTGCACCAAGAATTGTTAAATATCCATTGCTATTGTTTGGGATAGCAAGTTGATTGATACCAATAGCACCTGAAGTTGCACTTGCATTTGCTTGTGCTAAAGTAATTTGTGGTTGTTGACTATGTGTACCACTGATGTAACATACACTACCTGCAGCAATTGTTGCACCACTTTGGTTATAAACAAGAATACTAACTTCTTGACCAATATTAATTATACTGTTTGCTACGCTATTATAATAATTCAAACTATCATTAACCGAATCATACCATACATAACCTTGTTGATATGTAGGATTTGTACCTAATGGTGCAAAGTTTGCAACATTACTGATATTGATATTGCTTGTTTGTATGTTTGCATTAACAACTAAATTACCATCAGTTTCTAAACCACTAACGCTTATATTACCTGCAGATATATTTCCAGTTACAGATAAACTTGTTAATGTACCTACACTAGTAATATTTGGTTGTGCATTAACAGTTATATTACCTGCATATGCTGCATAGTTTGCATTTGCTACAGTACCTGCGCTAGCAAATACGCCATTACCATACAATACTTGACTACCATTACCATTTAAGTTAATAGTTGCAATGTTACCTATACCAACTACATTTGCTACTGCAACGCTATTTGCGGTATTAGCAACATTAGAATAATTAGAATAGTTTGCATTTGCAATCGTACCTGTTATATTGGCAGCTTGTATATTACTTAGATTATTACCACTTCCAATAAAGAAATTAGCAACAACTGCGTTACCTAAATTAGCATTACCACTACTAATATTACCAGTTACATTTAATACTGATAGTGTACCAACTGAAGTTATATTTGGTTGACTATTAACAGTTACATTACCTGCGTAATTTGCAAAGTTTGCATATGCTCCATTTGGTAATCCAGTTAAAAATGCACCATTACCTAAAATATAATTTGCAGAACTAATATTACCAGTTACATTTAATACTGATAATGTACCTACTGAAGTAATGTTAGGTTGTGCATTTGTATAAACTGTACCGGCAATTAATGCGTTACCTACCTGACCAGACACATTAGCACCTGCTACACTATTTGCTGATGCAGCAATACCTGAATAAGCTGCATAATTAGCATTAGCAACTGTACCACTTACATTTGCTCCCTGAATATTACTTAAATTGTTACCTGATCCAATGAAGTAATTCGCAACTACATTACCGGTAATTGTAGCTACATTTGTAGTTGCATTAAAAATAAAGTTATTACTAGCACCAGCATTACCAGAATTGTTATACAATACATTCCATTGCAAACCTGGTACTACAATGTTACCACTAATATTACCTATAACATTACCTAAGAAATATGGCGCAGTAATATTACCTGAACTTGTTACATTACCGCTTAAATTTAGATTAGCTAAAGTACCAGTGCTCGTAATATTTGGTTGATTTGCAACAGTTACATTACCTGCGTAATTAGCAAAATTTGCAGTTATTGCACTTGTAACATTACCTGTTACATTACTACCTTGAATATTGCTTAAGTTATTACCAGATCCAATATGATAATTAGCAATAACTGCATTACCTAAATTAGCATTACCTGATGTTAAATTACCTGTAATATTTATAGTTGTACCTGCAATGTTTGTAGCAGTTAATGTATTTGTACTATTGTTAAAAGTTAAGTTAGCACTAGTACCTAAAGTATTGCTATTAGCATTGTTAAAGAAAATTTGTGTATTTGCACCGCTAATATTTGCATTACCTGCACCACCACCGCTACTACTAGTCCATCTTAAATTAGCATTCCCATCTGTGGTTAAATATTGACCATTTGATCCGCCAGTAATAAACAAACTTGCATTTGATCCTAAATATGTATTACCTGTAAAAAGAACATTAGTACCAGTCAAATACAAATTATTATAAGCATATACTGTAGTATTAATTGTACTATAAATTGCTAATCCATTTGAAAATCCAACACCAGGTGCATTACCATATACTATGTTACCATAATCATTGGTATGAGAACCTGATCCACTTGGAAAAGGAAAATTCAAACTTCCAACACCATTTGCTAATGTTATATTACCTATGTTAGCATTACCACCAGTAATATTATTAGTTACACTTAAATTACCTAATGTACCTATGCTAGTAATGTTTGGTTGATTACCTACGACAACATTACCTGCATAATTAGCAAAATTGGCATAAGATGCATTTGGAACATTACCTATAATTTGACTTGCTTGTAAACTAGTTAAGAAGTATCCATTACCTATAAAATAATTACCATTAACACTATTGCCTAATTGAGCATTGCCACTAGTTAAATTACCTGTAATAGTTAATGCACTTAAAGTTCCTAAACTGGTAATATTACTTTGATTGGGCCATACTACATAATTTGCAAAATTTGCATAATTGGCAGTTATTGCACTTGTAACATTTCCAGTTACATTACTACCTTGAATGTTGCTTAAATTATTACCACTTCCAATAAAGTAATTAGCAACAATACTATTACCTAAATTAGCTCCACTGGAATAAAGATTGCCTGTAACAATAACACCATTTGCATTGCTACTAATTGTTTGTGCACCCAAATAAATTGAGTTACCTGTTAAGTACAATTCTTTCCATTGATTTGATGCATTACCTAAGTTATAAGTTGCATTTGCATTTGGAATTAAATTGCCAATAATATTACCTGTAACAGTAATATTACCAGCATTTAGATTAGGTAATGTACCTACACTTGTAATATTAGGCTGATTTGCTAATGTAATATTGGCAGCATAGTTTGCAAAATTTGCAACAGCACCATTTGGTAATCCGGTTAAATATGCACCATTACCAATAAAATAATTTGCACTTATGTTACCAATAACAGTTAATACATTACTAGCTTGATTAAATGTAAAGCTACTAGTTGCACCAGCATTACCTTGATAATTGTAAATGACATCTGTATTTGCACCTGGTACTGTAATATTACCAGTAATATTACCAGCAAAATTACCTATAAAAGTTTGTGCAGTTACATTACCACCTGCAGTTATTCCTCCACCAACTGTAATATTTCCAGTTGCAACAATGTTTGCAATTGTATTGCCACCATCTGTCCCTGCATTTAATAATGAAGTTACATTACTATTACCATAACTAGTTACTGCGGTAACTGCTCCGGTACCACTATATAATGTGGTATAATTATTACTGCCAACATTTTGTGTAACTGTAGTAGTATATAAACTTGTATTAGACATTTATTTTGCCCTTATTTGATATTGTATTGGCGATATTGTCTTGGTTGCCATACACTTGTTAATCTTGTGTGTCCACCACTCCATTTACCAAGATTGTTTTGATCTTCAACAATATTCCATGCATCTTGATATTTAGATTGATATGTTGCTGCATCTTGATCATTGTGGCGTTTGATATAATATTCACGCAATGTTGCGTATACATAACCTTCTGGCCATGTAGCGAGAACTGCGTTTGTTTGTACTGTTTGACCAGTTAAGTAAACATTTGTAATTGTTCCTGCAACAGGAGTACCTGTTGATGTAAATGTTAATTGTGTGCTATTAATTATGGTATCAACTGTTACAGTACCAGTTAAACTACCTGTTCCATTTGTTGCATAAATTTGATCACCTGCAACTAAACTACCTGTACTAACCAATGTTAATGTTGCATTTGATCCACTTACACTACTAACTGTACCTGTCGTACTAACTAATGTATCAGCAACTGGACTGAATAGTAAGGGCCATGCTTTGTAGTAATACATATTGATCAAGTCACCCTGAGCAATATATGGTAAAAATTCGTAGTTGTTACCAACTTCGCTGAATTTACCGCGAATAACTGCTGGTACATTAACTGGTTGCAAATACAATTGTGCAATCATACTTTGTGTAATAATGTCACGATCACCAATACGATCATATACAATCCAGGGTCCTGTTTGACTACTACTATTACCAGAAGTAGTAAAATAAATTTGTTCACCTGTAAATGAACCTAATAATGGTGTACTTAAATTAATAACTGTGCTACTTACAAAACTTACAATTGTTGTACCTGTAGCAATACCAGTACCAGATACAATCATACCTGTACCTAAACTTTGTTGTGGTAATATGGTCATTGTAATTTGAGCTACACCAACTGTACCATTTCCTGTACCACTAGTATTGTATTGACTACCTTGTTTGAAAAACAATATAGGCTTGTTCATGTCACCAGGAATTGGTATACGACCAAATTGATCAGCTACGCCAATATTAACTGGATCATAAGGATCGCAACGCAATGCGGGTAATTCAATATTACG